CCTGTGTTCGTGTTCATGTTACCCCCTTCTTGTAGATCAGCTTTGTTTCATCCCAGTCGGGATACCACTTCTTGAGATACGCCTTCGCCAGTACTCTGAACTGCCCGCCGTACTTGCCGTTGTCCATCGCGTCATGGCAGACCCGGCAGGCTGTGACCACGTTCTGCTCTACGCCGAGACCGCCCTGTGCTCTGGGGATGCAGTGCGCCTCCGGGAGTCCGGGATGCCCGCAGAAGATGCAGGTCCCGCCGTCCCTCTCGTAGACTCTGTCCTTCACGGCCTTCGGGATGTCAGTCGCCCTGCTGCGCTTGCTTTTGTATCTCATGCCTTCTCAGTTCCTCCAGTTCCCGCGGCGTCATGGTCTCCACTCCGAGGGCTTTCGCCTCTTCGACCGTCGCCGTCAGCAGTGCGGCCATCTCCCGCACATCCATCTCCTTCGTCCTCTGCAGCCACCAGTACGAGAAAGTCCCGTCCTCGTTCTCCCTGGCGAGCTTCGTGTGCGGCTCCTCCAGCTCGATCATGTCCTCCGGTCTCATGTTCGTCTTGATGACCAGAGGCTCGTCGTTGGCGGTCCGCATCTTCTTCCCGTATCTGCCGAGCATGGTATTCTTCATGGCTGCCGGTGTCATGGGCCCGATCGTCAGGGTGTGTGCTTCCGCCATCTTGTCGATCAAGGCATGGAAGTAGTTGTTCTGGCTGAGTGTCCGCTTCGGTCTCCACTCCGTGACCTCGTAGACCTTTCCCTCGTCCGCTCCGTTCAGGATCCACGGAAGCAGCTCTGCCGGTGTTCCTCTCATCGCCCTACAAGCCTCCGCTCAAGCTCTGCGAAGTCGTAGTCTCTTGTCGGTATCTTCGGATCGCCCCGAGGTTTGCTGTCCTTGTTGCGCTGCTCCCAGGTTCTCACCGCTGCCTTCCAGTCCTTCATGGTGTTCTTGCCGACTTTCCATCCGTTGGACTCGTAGAAGTCGCAGAACTGCTCCGGGTTGACGGCAGGATGTCCGTCCCTGACTCTTTCCTGACAGTACGCTCTCACTTCGGAGCGGGTGGGCGGAGTGAAGCGCCGTTTCTTTTGCTCTGTTTTCTTTTCAAAATCAATCTCAGTATCAGTGTCACTATCAGTATCATTATCTGGTTGCCAGTCGTTACCAGTCGCTTCCAGTCGCTGCGAGTCGCTTCCAGTCGCTCCGTTTCGCTGTGCGTTCTGTTTGTTGCGTTCGCACTTGTCCTTGTAGGCAGCCATGTCCTCGTCAATCTTCTTGACGAACATCGCAAGGATCGCACAGAGAGCGGGATCCTCTTCCTCGATCTCGCCGGTCTCTTTGTAGGTAAACAGCGCCTTGAAGACGCGCCCAGCCATAGCGTCCGGGAGAGCTTCGATCATGGTTCCCCATGCGTCGTAGATAAGGAAATTGTTCTTTGCCATCACTGCCACTCCCTATAGAAATCAATCCAGTCCTCGAGCCTCATCGTAACGAGCCACTCGCAGTTGTTCTTCCTGTGCATCACGACCGGGATCTCGCCCTTCGCGTCTCTCTTGCTCTGATCGTAGGCGTCCTGCAGGTTCAGTCTTTCGACCCTTTTGCACTCGATGTGCACTCCGGGGAGCCCGACCACATCAGCGTCTCCGTTCGCTCCGGAGAACTGCTGGCCCCGCCGGGTGCCGTAGCCGTACACCTTCAGGACGGATGCCAGCTCGCGTTCTCCTCTCTTTCCCTTCTCCCGGCTGTTCATTTCTTCACCTTGTTCAGCCGTCCGACGAGGTTCCGGTGCTGTTCCTCCGTCAGATCCTCGAGGGCCTCGACTCTGTACTGCTCGCAGATCTTCGCCATGTTGACGTTCTTCTCTTCGAGAAGCTGCTGGAGGGCGATCGCCCTGTCGATGCCGATCGGAGACTTCCGGATCTCCTCAGACCGGATCCAGTCCTGCTCCGCCTCCGCACCGTGCAGTTCCTCCGCCGAGCAGATCGCTCCCTCGATGCCGAAGCCGGCGATGCCGAGCGCCCTGCCGATCGCAGAGGTCTCGCAGTTCTCAAGGTAGCTGGTCTTGTTGATGTAGCTCCCGTCCTTGACCTCGAAGGCGTGACCTGTGGCGAGGATCTCCCTGCCGTAGTCACACATTGGGTCGCACGTCATCCCGTAGACGGTCGCCTTGACCGTGATGACCTTGTCGGTCTCGCTGACGATCTCGGTGACGATCGCGCCCTCCGGGTAGATCTTCCGGAACGCCTTGATGCGTTCGTGGACGGGCGCGTAGTTCTTGCCCTTGACGTCAAGGAACTCGATCTCCGAGTTCACTCGTTCGATGTCCGCCCAGTTACTCATCCTGCGCCTCCTCAAGTTCCGCTCTCTTCTCCTCGTACCGATCCGGGCAGATCGCCATCAGGCACAGGTTGATCGTGTCATCATCGTGATGGAGATCCTTTGCGTACTTCGAGTAGCCTGCCCCGGTAATGAGGATGTTGATGAAAGAGTCGAGCATCGTTTCTTTCCGGATGAGCTCCTCGTACCTCGTGTGCGGGATGTTTACCTGCTGAATTTCGTCTTTGGTTGCCATGATTACGTGATCCATGATTTACCTCCTCAATCAATCCATTCCTTGTTCTCTCTGATGCAGTCGTCGCAATACCAGTCGTCGCCGACATGGAACGCTCTCTCGTCCTGGATGTGTTCCCCGCAGATCGAGCAGACCGGTCGCCTCCGAAGCCACTTGTCCTCTTCCGACTCAAGCGCGTGGAGCTCGTCCATCGGGTCGCCGAGCCTCATCTCGAAAGCCTCCGGATGTTGACCACCAGAAACGCTCCGAGCCATCCTGCAGCAATCGCGAACGACATGATAGCCGTCAGCCAGTATTCACTTTCCACCAGTGGTACGGACAGTACGCAGATCCCGACTGCCATCAGAGCTGTTACCCATAACATCGTGTTCTTCTTCATGTCCCCTCGATCTCCCGGAACCTCCGGGCGTTGATGAAATAGCTGTAATGCTTCTCCAGTTTCACGGCGTACCCCCACGGGAAGACGCCCCTCTGCAGCCCGACCCGGATGAACTGCTCCGGTTTCCCCATCGCGTGAGCTGCTTCCGTGATGGTCATGGTTTCGATCATTCCCTCACCAGTGCGTCCAAAGATACGCCGAAAAGGTCAGCGATCTTCTGGAGCTTCTCAAGCCGCGGCGTACCGCCACCCTTCCACCGCGTGAACGTAGCCGGCGGGATCCCTGTCTTCTGGGCGACCTCGTAGTCGCTCATGTCCCGCTCATCACGCAGTCGTGCGTAAATCTTGTACATCTATGCGTCCTCCTTCCTACATCATGCGGTTGCGTTCTTTTTCGTTTTCGATTATAATTATCTTGCTATCAATAACGATCGAAAGCAGAACCGATCGCAGCCACATATATCGTTTTCGATATTATAATAATATCGTTTTCGACATATGTCAATGCCTTTTTTTCTGTTTTCGACACTATGGGGAAAAAGGTTATGTGGGAGATATTCGAGAAGCTACGCATAGAGCGTGGAGTATCGGCGTATGAAGTCGCGAAAGCCTGCGGATTCCGTGCCGGTGTAATCAGCAGTTGGAAGATGGGACGGTATACGCCCAAAGCCGACAAGTTGCAGAAAATAGCTGATTATTTCGGCGTGACCGTCGAATACCTCATGACAGGAGAGGTCAAAGACGGATATTACATCAACCCGGAGACGGCAAAGGTGGCACAGGAGCTCTTCGAGAACAACGAGCTGCGCGTGTTATTCGATGCCGCCCGTGACGCTTCCCCGGAAGACCTTCGTGCTGTTCACGCCATGCTCCTCGCCCTGAAACGAAAGGAGCAAGGAAGGAATGACGAACCCTGTTGATTCCGTCATGATTGATTTTCCTACAACAAAGGTGAGCGGGTGCTCTGTCATCCGCGAGGACGGAACTTATCTCGCTGTCATAAATTCTCGATGCGGTTACCGAAAAATAAGACAAACCGCAGAGCATGAGCTGGATCACATCGAGAATGACGACTTCGGAAAGGAGGATGCGGATCAGATCGAACGATCCGCGCATGAGAAGTGAAGCTCCCGAACGGTTACGGCTCCGTGTATAAACTGAGCGGGAACAGGAGAAGACCGTGGGCGGTCAGGAAGACCGCAGGGTTTAACGAGAAGGGACAGCCTGTTTATGTTTTCGTGGGTTATTACCGCACCAAAGCAGAGGCCCTTCAGAGCCTCGCTGAGTACAATGGGTACAATGTTGACGGAAATCCCCGGGAGACTACGCTTCGTTCAGTATACCAAGCGATAGAGCCCTCTCTGAGCGAGCAGTACGTGAAGGTGTGGAAGTACCTCGCACCGCTCCACTCTGTGCCGATGCAGGACATCTCCCTGCGGAGGATGCAGGCTGTTTTCGACCGCTCAGGAAGACCGAGAGGGACGCAGTTGAGCATGAAGCAGCTTCTCTCAAAGTGCTTTACCTACGCCGTAAGGAACGAGCTCATCCGCCCGGAGAAAAGCGAGATCGTCAAGTGGGTGGAGATTACAACAGAGAAATCAAGAGAGATTCCCAGAGCGGTATTTACCGATGACGAGATAGCCGCCCTCTGGGAGCAGTACGAGGTGAATGAATACGCGTCCATCCCGCTGATTCTGATCTACACAGGCATGAGGATAGACGAGCTGCTCTCCATGCTGTCGGTCAATGTCGATGAGTCGTTCCACATAAAGCACTCAAAGACAGAGGCCGGCATCCGGGACGTGCCGATCGTGTCGAGGATAAAGCCGGTGGTAGAACGGTGGAAGGACAAAGGGACTCCGTACCTTATCACCACGAAAAGAGGGCTCCCGATGACATACAAGTCCGTGCAGAGCAATTACTGGGATGACCTGACGAAGAACCACAGGACGCACGACTGCCGGCATACATGCACCACGCGCCTGGCTGAAGCAGGGATAGATTCGAGGGTGATAAACGCGATCATCGGTCACGCCGGCAGCTCTCTTGCCGAGTCTGTCTACACGCATATCAGTTTCGAGACGAAGCTGGAAGCGCTTGAAAAGGCGTGTTTCTAACGGGTTACTTACGGGAGCGTATTCAGCCACCTTCAGGAGGAGAAATGTCCAGAAAATACGGGATTTCCGAGCCTTCAACAGAAATGACGACGATTTACTATAATGCCGTATTTCCGGGGTTTTTTGCGATGTTTGTTACTAACCGGCATATAACATGACATTTTTCGGGGAAATGTCACCACCAATAGTACCATGTTTCAGGGCATAAAAAAAGGCGGCCATGGACAAGGAGTAAAACCATGACCGCCCCGGAAATGAGAACGCGCAGCGCCTCACAGCGCCCTACTTTATGTACTTCGCGGACACGAAACCGTAGTGCCCGTTCAGCTTGATGTAATACCAGTCGGAACCGTCAGAGGCTTTCGCCGTGTCGCAGATCCCGACCTTCGTGCCGTACTTTATCGGACCCGTGAATGTGACGAGAGGGTTCGACTTGCCCGGAAGCTTCCTGACATTGAGCGCTCCCGCTGTCACGGTTCCTTCCCTCTCTACTGTCTTCGACAAAGTCCCGGAGGTGGGGTTAGCCGGGGTGTATGCGTTCTCCGAAGAGGTTCGCATCTTCCCCGAAGTGACAATGACGGTGTGCCCCTGCGTCTTGGTGACCAGAATGTCGCCAGTGTAGAGGTCGTCCGGGTTGCAGGCGAGCTTGTCGAACTTGCCCGTAGCCAGGATGATTGGAATCATCGTCGCCGTATTGAACACCCCGCAGTAGACGCCGGCGTATGCCAAACACACCCGGACCAATGCAGAGCAGTCCGTCTCGCAGGCCACGGTGACCTTGCCGGGGTCGTACCCGACTTTCATCGCCTGAGCGTACAACGACTCACGGTTTGACTGATCATAACCGATATGACTGTTCGCACAGGCCCTCTTCATGGCGGTCGCGAGCTTGTTCGCCACCGTCGCGGATTTCGCCCTGAGAACCCACCACCCCAGTCTGTGGTTGTAGTAGTTCTCTATGGCGACCTCTTTGCCCGTCTGATCACCGGCGAGTCCCCCGGTGGCGTTCCCGTTCTCGTCGATACGGGCCGAGCCGATCTTAATCATCCGACCGCCTCGTCTTCCTCGTCAGGAATGTCCGGGAGAATGATCTGGTGCGTCTCGTTCGCGCTGTCCGCGAGCCCCTCGCCCAGAATATAGGCAATCAGGACCGCCGCAGCCATCACGGTCGCCGTGACCTTCTCGACGGTGACATTTGAATAGTTGAACGCGATCATGAGCTGGGTGATGAACCCGACGACCGCGACCCAGAACTTCCGGGAAGTCAGTTTCCTCTTCCAATCAATCTTTTCCATGACGTCCTCCTAAATCCCAAGAGCTGCATGGAGGGCGAAACCTACCACCGCAGCCACTACTAACCAGACGACCTTCTTCCAGTTCTCGCCCGGTTCTGCCTCGATCTTCTCCAACCTCTCGCCTTGTTTGGTGAGTTCCTTCTGCATTTGCTCGATGCTGGTGGCGATCTTCTCCACGCTGATGGTCAGATCCGTCAGTGTCGCGAGTGATTCCTCCAGTTTGTCGAGTCTCTTGTTCTGTCTGTTCTCTTCCGCTTCGACTCTCTTTACAGTCTCTTCGTACTCTCGTCTTGTAATCTCATCCATTGTCTTATCCCATCACATACACAAAAGAAGCATCATACCAGCCAGTAGTTGAGATCGCGCCGTCGGCTGTTATCACGGACGCGCCGCCCTGGATCCGCATCGCCGCAGAGGTGGAAGTGCCGCCGAGAGCCGCCGCAAAGGATACCTGCGCGGAGGAGTTCGTCGGCAGACCAGAGACCAAAGTCGCCCCGGAGGTGATGGACCCGGTGATCTGCATGTTCAAAGTTACGAAGCACAGGTCGCCCTTCTTCCACGCGTGGCAGTTCGACCCGAGGTTGACGTTCGTCCCCGCCGTAAGGGAAGAGGAGACGTCCACCATGCCCTCGGAATAGAGCCTGATCCCGCCGCCGGCATAGTAATAGACCGGGTGCACAGGATACAGCTCGAGGTTCGTTGTAGAGTACGCCACACCCAAAAAGATGTAGATGTACCCGTCAGCGGAGCTCGGAAGCGCCTGGACAATATCGCTCATGACGGCCCCTCCGTTCGCCTGCGGTGTGCACTTGAGGTACACAGGCTTCCCGGAGGTCAGGGACTTCACATACGAGTAGCCGATCGTTAAGGTGTACTGGTCCCAGAGCGTCGTTGTCGTGAACGTGCCGCCCGCGTCGGTCGTGGCGTTGCTCGAATAGTAGAAGATCCGCCCGAACGGGTCGATCGGTTCCGTGTTGAGCGACCTCGCCGTGGTTGCGTTCGTTGAGGTGCTCACGTTCGCGGGGACCATCGCGCTCCCGTCCGCAGAGGTGAACCATAGTCTGTAGCGGTAGCCTTTGTTCTTTGCCTTCAGCGTGGAGCTGTTCGTTCGGAGCTGGTAGCCGATCGTGTTGGTGTTACTATCGTACCCGTTGTAGCACACCCAGCACCCGCCCGCGACCCGCGTGGAGTCGAAGATAAACAGCATCGTGTAGTTGATGTTGAACTTCGTAGACTCAGCCGTAGCCGCCGCCAAATTGGTGTAGACAGGTTTCGCGCCGAGTCCGTTGATGTTGATCGTGAACCCGGCAGCGGAGGTGACTACGCCGTTCTTGAGCCACACAGCCACGCCGTCGTATAAAGAGGTGATGCCCCTCACGGTCGCGGTGAAGGCCGTCGAGGTGGAGGTGCTGTCCACGATACCGTACGGGATGGCAGCGGTCCGTATAGAGGACCCGCCCTTCGTAGCGCTCCCCGCGTAGATCCCCGTGGTGTCCGGAGCGTTCCCGACAGAGGGAGCCGTATCCGATGCCGCGTAAGTGAACTCTTCGGTCGTGACGCCGTCCTGCCTCTTCAGAATCATCCCGGTGATGGTCGTCTGGTATTCGACCGCCCCGGTAAGGTAAACGGAGTCCCCGATGGTCGCGCCCGGTTCTATTTCGAGCTCGGAAGCGCTCATGGAGGTTTTGCCGTCCCAGTACGCCTGAGCGATCTCTTTCGCCTTGTTGACGAGGACGTTCACGCTCTCCGCGTTGGAGTAGTCGAGTAGGTATTCCTCGTAGTACCCGTCCGCGGATGTCGGCATGACCTGATTCGTGTGCCAGTTCGTACCGTCGTACCAAACCGCCCGCATAGTTCTGGCAGAGCCTTCGCCCTGACCTTCCGCAATAACGACGACCTTCCTGTGGAGGGACGTGTCAAGAGTCGCCTCGCCGGTCCCGCCGACCTCACCGTCGTCAATCCTCGGGTAGTAGATCTTCGGGGATCTCATCGTGAACGAGAACCCGGAATCGCCCGGGGTGTTCTCGTCCCTCACGAACCTCGGGATGAATACCTGGTTCACGTTCGCGCAGATCTTCTGGATGATGGAGTCCACCGAATCATTCCGGTAGTAGGTGATCGCAGGACACGCCTGCTGGTCCCAGTCGGGGTTCTGATAGATCTGGATCGGGAGTTTCAAGTGCGTCTCGATGACGTCCAGAGCCATGGATCCTGAATACCCCGCGGAGATCGTGCCTTCCGTGTCGGCGTTCCACCTCGGCAGGACAGAGCTCCACATATAGTACCGCAGGGTGTTCCCTTTGACGACCTTCTGCCGGCCGTTCGTCTGGATGGAGATGTCCGTCACGAAGCCCGCGTATTCGCAGTCCTTGTGGTAGTTGTCGACATAGAACATGTCCCACACTTCGTCTTCCATCGGAACCGCGATCTCGAAGTCCGCCTTCCCATCAGATCCGATATTAAAATCGAAATCATACGGAACGATTTTCTCCTCGCCCGTAGATATTTTCCTCATTACGAGATCCATGTAGGCTCGCTCCTCTCGTAATAGACCGTAAGAATCATCCGCGTCCCGGTAAGACTATAGGCGTCTTTGAGCTCGAAGTACGGAGTATTGTACCCGAACTTGATCTCCCTGAACGGACGCGAGTTTGCCGCCCGGAGGCCGTACACGTTCTGCTCTGTCGCCATATCCGTGTAAGGAACATTCCCGGGCCACTGATCCCAGTCGACGACCGTGTAAGTGTTGGCGGTCTTGCGCCCGTGCCTCGAGTCCACGACAAGCGCCTGCCCGGAGGCTAACGTGACCAGCGGGAAATCCATGACGACCTTCTCCGCAGGATCCGCGTCGTCTCCCTCTATGGTCATGGACGCGGCTGTCGAAGTCCCGTCCCCGATCAGCATCGCCCGGAAGCTGCTCCGGAGCGGGGTGAACGGTGCGCTGATATTGAGGTCGTCCGTGATGGTGATTTTCCCCGGCTCATAAGGGACGTCCATGTTATTGAGGTTGCCGAGGATCTTCTCGACCTGCTCCTTCCCGAAGTACGTGCTCCGGGCGTAGGTCTCCTGATAGATCCACGAAGGATACGGCGCGTAGATGCCGATCTCGTTCTCTACGGTCACGTTCCCTTCCATCGGGGCTGTCGAGGTCTCGATGATGAAGCACTCGAGGTACATGTCGCCCCAGTAGAGCCGCCCCGGTGTGTTGTTCTTGATGTCCAGATCGCACCGTAAATGGAACTCGTCAAGCCACGCCCTTTTTGAGGACTCCGAGCCGTTCACGTAGATCGTGGCGGAGTAGGTGATCGGATCCTTTCCGAACCGAAGGACCTGAGCGCCGTAATCGAACTGGAACGCGTCCGGGTTCCATGAATACTCGTGGAAGTTCGCGCTCCGGGTCTTCACGAGGGAAGCCTGGAACGAGAACTCCGCTTTCGGATACCCAGACGCGATGTATTTGAGGTTTGCGTTAGCCATTGAAAGCCACTCCTATAGTCTTGAGCCCTCTGGTGAGCTCGCGCCCGTTGAGGTAGATCTCTTTCTCGGAGGCGATCTCCGGGAGGTACGTGCCGATCATGCCGGTGAGACGGTCGACTCTCGCCGTGAGCTGGTTGATCGGCGTCTGGATCATGTCGGTGAGTAAATTCTGCCCGACCACGATCTCCCCGCCTACACCGTCACCGAAGCCCATGAGACCGCTCATAGTCGGCAGGACGGTCGGCTGGTTGAACATGACCGGGGAAGCGTACGCCTTCTTGTACCACTCGATAGACAACTTCGGGATCGTGCCCTCGAGGAGGTCTTTGATTTTCCACCCCGGAGGCGAGATCGCAAAGTGCGGGGTCTTCATCTTCGGAAGTGTCCAGTTGAAGTTGAAGATGCCCTTGATCTTCTCGATGACGTTCGAGACCGTGTTCTTGATGTTGTTGAAGATGTTCACGAACTTGTCTTTGATCGCCGTCAGCCGTCCGCCGGTCAGCGAGTTGATGACGTCAAACCCGGAGGAGATGATGGACTTCACGCCCGCCATCCACCCGGAGACGATGCCCTTGATGCCGCCGCCGGCGTTCTGGTAGGCGTTCTTCATCGCGCCCAGAGCGTTCGAGACCGTGGACTTTGCCGCGTTCATCGCGTTGGAGACGTTGTTCTTGATCCCGTTCCATGCGTTCTTCACGGCGTTGGAGATGTTCTGCCCGATATTGGAGACCTTCTCCTTCATGTTGTTCCACGCTTCGACGACCGTCTCCTTGAGTTTCTGAGCCCATTCGCAGATCTTGTCCCAGTTCTTCCAGACGAGGACGCCGATCGCGATGATGGCTGCGATGGCTGCCGTAAGAGGCCCGCCGAGGACGCCGATGACAGTCCCGATCCCGGAGATGATCGCACCGCCGACACTGATCAGTGTGCCGATGCCGGTAATGATTTTCCCGATCAGCATGATAACGGGCCCGACCGCTGCCGCGATCATGAGCGCCTTCGTGATGGCTTCCTGTGTCGCCGGGGAGAGCGCTTCCCACTTTTCCCGGAGCATCTGAACCACATCAATGATTTTCTGGATCACCGGCTGCAGGGTGGTGAGCAGGGAAGAGCCGACCTCCGCAAGGACGACTTTCGTCTCGTTCATGGTCGTCTGGAAGGACGTGATCGGGTCGAGGGTCTCCTCGA